GCCCAGGCGGAAGCGGGCAACGTCCTGGTCCTTCGGGGGCCATGGAACGAAGCGTGGTTTAGCTCCCTGGAAGGTTTCCCGGAAGCGAAGCACGACGACGAGGCGGACAGCACGAGCCGCGCCTTCAATGCCCTCCTGAGCGCAAGCACGTTCACGCTGGCGAATATCTAAGGAACAAGAATGTCCAACGTCATCGCATTCGTGCGCGACAGCTTGACCAGCCTTGTTTCGAGGATGGGCACAGACCGCGATAAGGCGGCAACCACGTTCTATGCTCACACCGTCATGTCGGATGAGCAGCTCATTGCAGCCTACAGCACGGCATGGCTGCCGCGGAAGATCGTCGATATTCCGGCGCTCGATGCGTGCCGCAAGTGGCGCGACTGGCAGGCGAAGAAGCCGCAGATCGAAGCGATCGAAGAAGAAGAGAAGCGCCTCAACGTCAAGGGCCGCATCCTCGAAGCCGCCAAGAAAGGCCGGCTGTTCGGGGGCGCCGCGGTCTATATCGGCACCGGTGATGCTGATCCGATGCAGCCGCTTGAGGTCGATCGCATCGGCAAGGGCGGCATTCGCTACCTGAACGTCATGACACGCCGGCAGTTGTCGGCGGGAGAGATCGACCGCAATCCGGAATCGGAATGGTACGGGCAGCCCAGCTACTACAAACTGAGCGGCGCCAACGGACTGCAGGTTGATATTCACCCATCGCGCCTGGTGCGCTTCACCGGCGCCATGCCGGCTGATGACGAGATCACCGGAAACCCATGGCAAGGCTGGGGCGACAGCGTCCTGCAAGCCACGCTCGACGCCATCAAGAACGCTGACAGCACCGCCGGCAACATCGCGTCGCTGGTGTTCGAGGCGAAGATCGACATCATTCGCGTGCCTGATTTCATGGCGAACCTCGGCAACGAGGTCTACCGGTCGAAGATCCTTGAACGCTACACCCTCGCCAATATGTCGAAGGGCATTAACGGCACGCTGCTTCTCGACAAGGAAGAGGAATACGAGACCAAGACGGCGCAGCTCTCGGGCCTGACCGACATCCTGATGGCCTTCATGCAGATCGTCTCGGGCGCTGCGGATATCCCGGTCACACGCCTGCTCGGCCAGTCGCCGGCCGGCATGAACTCGACCGGCACCAGCGACATGAAGAACTATCACGACCGCATCCAGTCGATGCAGGAGCTCGAGTTCTCCCCGGCGATGCGCCGCCTCGACGAATGCATTGAGCGATCGGCAGATGTGAAGGACCCGGACGTCCATTATCGCTGGGCTCCGCTCGAGCAGATGAGCGAGAAGGAAAGGGCCGACATCTTCAAGACCACGGCCGACGCTGCTCGCCAACTCGTCGGCACCGGAACAGGGCAGGAGATCATCACCCGCGAAGCCATTTCGAAGGCGCTGACCAACCGCTTGGTCGAGGATGGTGTTCTGCCTGGCCTCGATGCCGCTATCGAAGAATACGGCACGATCGAGGAGCAGGAGCCGTCAGAAGAGGAACTGGCAGCCGCAGCGGCCGCCGCGAACCAGAACCAGCCGCCTGCCAATCAGCGGCGCGCAGCGAACGACGCGGCCCCTCGGACGCTCTATGTCCGCCGCGACGTCATCAACCGTGCCGAGATCACCGCATGGGCGAAAGAGCAAGGTTTCACGGACATCGTCCCTGACCTGCATGTGACGATCACCTACAGCAAGCAGCCCGTCGACTGGTTCGAGATGGGCGAAAGCTGGTCGCCTCGACTGGAGATCAGCGCTGGCGGACCGCGCCAGATGCAAGCGCTCGGCCAGTCGGGAGAATATTACGCCCTGCTGATCACCGCGAACGAACTGAAGTGGCGTCATGAGGCCATGATCGAGCTCGGCGCATCGTGGGAATGGCCGGAATATCAGCCGCACATCTCCATCCAGATCGGCGGCGACATCGATCTGTCGAAGGTCACGCCATACCAGGGCAAGATCGTGCTCGGCCCGGAAATCTTCGAAGAAGTGCGGGAAGACTGATGCTCGTCAAGACCGTCACGACCGTTGTCACCACTGACAGCACCGGGAAACCCGTAGATGCTATTCCGGTGCGCAATGCAGTGGTAGGCGAGACGGATGCTGCCGGCCGGCCGGTAACGCCGATCCCGGTGACCGAGGACCCTTCGGGCGTCCCTGTCCGGGTGGTGGCCGGCAAGGCGGCGCAGAACAGCGCGGGGCAGTGGGTCGATACGTTGCCGATCAGTGGTGGGGTTCCAGCCCCAACGCAACGCCAGCTTATCGCGAGCTTTACATCAGTTCCGAATCTTGCCCCAATCACTATGAATTCTGGCGGCTCCTATACAGTTAACCAGATGCGTGTCGGCCACGATGTCGGTCGTGCCAACTGTCGCAATATCCGAATTCAGGACGTGCAGTTTCGCGTCAATCCGGGCGCTGGCACGGAACTATCAACCCCGGTGGCAACAAGCACCTGGCGACGGGCGCTTGAAATTGGGTCGACAACCTATGTCGCTACCTATGACGGTGGCGCAGCAACGAAAGACCTTGTCGCTGGTGGCCTGATCGAGACGGATACGATCCCCACTGCGGTTGCCGCTGCCAATAGCCGGATATTTGTCAGAGGCGTTCGCACTGTCGTTGACCCGACGACCGGGCAGATTAACGGCGTCAACATGAACGGTCCTGCATCGCAGGGCTTCCGGACCGTCGGCGGCAACCAGATTGCCGGCAACGGGTCAATGAACAATTCAGGCTCGGGTGGCGGTAACGCTGTCTGGCCCTACCTGATCACAGGTATCCCGGATATCCCGATGGCTTGCGGCAAGGTCGTCGGCGACAGCATCGGCCAATATCTCAACGATACCAACACATCTACAACGGGCGGCTTCATCAAGCGCGGATTGCAGAACGTCAATGGCGAGGTCATCCCTTGGCATTTCCAAGGCGTAGACGCCAACAAGATGCAGCTGCAGACCCCGACGAACGCTCCCTTGCAGCAGCAGGGGCTAGAGCTGCTCACCTTCGTCATCATGCAGTGCATCACCAACGACATCAACGCGAGCCGCACACTTGCGCAGGTCAAGGCCGATTTCATCGAGATAGCCACAAGGGTCAAGACGACGATCGGTCCCTACGGTCTCCCGGTCCTTATAATTGGCCTTGCATGTCTTAACCGCGGCCCGTTCAGCGGCGCCCAGAACACGGTCAAGAACGATTACAACGATTGGCTCGGCGCAGGCGCTGATGGCTACTGCGACGTTTACATCGACCTCAGGCCATACCAGGGAGACACGGCTCTCTATGCAGACGGCATTCATCCCCGTAGCGCCGATCATATTGCGATGACAACGCCATTCGCTGCTGCGATGGCCCCGATGCTCGATCCGTATTACCGGCCACCGGGATACGTCTCTCTGGTTTAAGCGAAATCAACCCGTCCGATTGGGCAGGAGATCCCCATGCAATTCACTGACAAGCTGACGCTCGACGGTGCAATCCGTCGGACGGCGGACGGTTACGGCGTCGTTTCGGCCAAGGTCGCCCGCGGTGGGAATGTTCAGCTTTACCTCGGCTCCGAGGTCGGGATGAACGACAAGGCCACTGTGCGCGTCTACCGGCCCGAGAGCGAAGTGTTCAAGAAGGACGCCATCGCAAGCTATGCCGGTGTTCCGGTGACGATCAATCATCCGAAGAACGGCGTATCGGCTGATACATGGAAGGACCTGGCAGTCGGCGAGGTCGGTGACGACGTGTTGCGCGATGGCGAGTTCGTCCGTGTCCCGATGATGCTGCGCGATGCCAAGGCCATCAAGGCGGTGGAAGACGGCAAGCGCGAGCTTTCAATGGGCTACAGCGCCGACATCACCTTTGCCGACGGCGTCACGCCCTCTGGCGAGACCTTCGACGCCATCATGTCGGATTTCAAGATGAACCACGTTGCGATCGTCGATCAGGCGCGCGGCGGGGCAGAGCTTCGCATCGGTGACGGTGCGGATAAGTGGGGCGTCGCCCCGATCACCACCGATCATAAACCTGAAGAGGAAAAGATCATGACCCTGAAGACGGTTACCGTCGATGGCATCCCGGTTGAGGTAACCGACCAGGGCGCCACTGTCATTGCCACGCTGCAGCAGCGGTTGGCAGATGCCAACTCCAAGATGAGCACGGCTGATGCCGCCCATCTCTCTGCAATCGCCGCCAAGGATGCCGAGCTGGCCAAGAAGGACGCGGAAGTCGACGCCCTCAAGGCTAAGGTTCTCTCCGATGCCGATATCGACAAGCGCGTTCAGGAGCGCGCCGATCTCATCGCGGTGGCAACCACGATCGCCAAAGACGTGAAGACGGCCGGGCTGTCCGATGCCGCCATCCGCAAGGCTGTCGTCGCCGCCAAGCTCGGTGACGCGGTTATCGCCGGCAAGCCGGACGCCTACATCGATGCGCGCTTCGACATCCTTGCCGAAGACGCCAAGAAGGTTGCCGATCCGTTCGCCCGCGTCGTCGCCGACGGCGTGCAGCCGAACGACGGCGGCGATTATCGCGCTGCGGCCGAAAAGGCCAAGCATGAACGCAACCGCTCGCTTGCCGACGCCTGGAAGGGCACGGACGCGGCATAACTTCCAACCGGGAAAGGAACAGCCCTCATGGCTACCTACCAGACCACTTATCCCACCGCGATCCCGAACGGTTATGCCGGCATGATCGCCAACGGGGAAACCTCCAACCGCATTTCTCGCACCGTTGAGGATGCAACCGCGATCGGCTTCGGCGTCCCGGTATGGCGCGGCGTGGGCGACCACGGCGTCACTGTCACGCCGTCCGCCGGCAAGCTGATGGGTATCACCATCGCCAACTATGCCTCGCCGCCGGTTCAGGCGACGGGCGTGCAGGTGGATTCCTATCCGCAGTATTCCACCGCCGGCCTCCTCACCCGGGGCGTCATCTGGGTCAACGCTGCAGTGGCAGTCGCCGACGGCGATCAGGCCTATGCAACCTCGACCGGCGCCATCACCAACGTCTCGACGAGCAACACGATCCTCCCGGGATGGTTCTTCGATGACACCATCTCCGCGGCCGGCCTCGTCCGTCTCGCCTACCGCGCATAAAGGAGCGACACCCATGCAGCCTTTCATCGACGCTCAGAGTGCGGTCGGGTTCGTCACCCCCGCTTTCTATAATATCGAGCGCACTGTCTATCAGCGGAAATATCCGTCGTTCGACTATGCCTCGCTCATCCCGGTCGTGACCGAGGGCTCGCCCTGGGGTCGCGGCGTCCTTTTCCGCTCGTCTGACATCGCCGGCAAGGCGGAGTTCCTGAGCGGCAAGGGTTTCGATATGCCCTACGCTGACGTCACTCGGGACCAGTTCCTGAAGGGCTTCGAACTGGCGGGCATCGGTTACGAATGGTCTCTGGAAGAGATCAACGTCGCCGCCCTCGAAGGTCGTCAGCTCGGTCCCGAAAAGGGCGAAGCCGCGCGCAAGGTTGCGGAGCAGATGCTCTGGAACGTGGCGATGACCGGCACGACCGAGAAGAACTGGACCGGCCTCATCAACGACGCCGGCGTCACCGCGACGACTGCGACGGCTGACGGTACCGGTTCCACTTCGACCTGGTCGACGAAGACGCCCGATCAGATCCTCCGCGACATCAACGCGGCGATCACCGGCATCTTCACCGGCACCAACGAAGTCGAGATGGCGGATACCATCCTCCTGCCGACGGCGCGATTCCTGTCGATCTCGACGCTCGCCCGCTCGGCGACCAGCGACCGGACCATCCTCAGCTATCTGCAGGAGAACAACTCCTACACGGCTGAGACCGGGCGCCCGCTGACCATCCGCGGTCTGCGTGCGCTGAACACGGCTGGCGGCGGCGGCACGGCCCGCATGATCGCCTATCGCCGCGATCCGGAAGTCCTGCGCTTCCACCTGCCGATGCCGCATCAGTTCCTGCCGCCCTTCCAGAAGTCGTCCATGACCTGGGAAGTCGCAGGCATCATGCGCACCGGTGGCACCGAAATCCGTCTGCCGAAGGCCGTGGCCTACGTCGACGGCATTTGAGGAGAACGACGATGAAAGTGAAGAACATCACCAACGGCCCGAAGGGCGTCAACAGCGTCGACGGTCCGGTCGAGATCGGCCCCGGCCAGGAGATCGACGTCGAAATGAGCGAGGCGGAAGTCGCCTCGTCCAAGCGCATGAAGTGGTTCGAATTCTCGGGCTCAGCATCGACATCGGATGACGATCAGCCGAAGACGGCCGCCGAAGTCCTCGACATGGCAAAGGACCCGAACGTTCAGTTCATGTCCTTCAAGGCGGCAGCATCCAAGCTGCTCGGCGACAAGACCCCGTCCAAGAAGGACGAGATCGTCGCTGCGCTCGAAGAGCTTGCCACCAAGCCGTAACAACTGACCCGGCGGGCAACTGCCGGGCTCACCACTCAGTGAATGGCTGCGTTTTTGCATTTTTCTTTAAGGCAACTATCAGGTGCCGGTACTCCTGCTGGTTACCTTTCAACATCGCCCGAACATCACGAAGAAAATCGGCATCTCCAGCGCTGCCAATTGATATGAAGTCCCGATAGAACCGCTCTGCTCTTTCTGAGAGGAGTCCATCCGCTATCAGCCGCTCGTGAACATCAAAGAGGTTGAGAATGGCCTCTATGTGGTCTTCTCCATATTCCTTCTTCGGCAGCTTGGAATGGAGTTCTGTAGACGTTCGATACAGATCTAATATCTCGTGATGTTCCTGAAGCTTCACAGAATGTCGATGCTGCATGAGGGCGTACCCCGCAGCGACAACGGCAGTGCTGGCCATAACGGTGTTGGCAATCGCCGATATCATATTCCAGTCGAGATTTGGCAAGATCGCTCCCCACATTGAGCGACAAGCATAACCGTTACATCTTAAAATAGAGGAAAGTTAAATGGCTGCTTACGGTTCGAATGCTGCCTTCACCGCATATGTGGACGCAGCCGGCTATGTTTTTCCCGTCGGGACGACCGATGCCCAGAAGGACGCGGCACGTCAGCGCGGCTCTCTGGTGATCGATCGGTATGAAAGGTTCTTCTCAGGCACGCGCACCGGCGGGTTTGCACAGGAGCGTGCATGGCCGCGCACCGGCGCATCCACATATTGGGGCGAGGCCATCCCGCCGGATACGGTTCCGATAGCCATCATCAACGCATCTTATGAGGCCGCATTTCTTGAACTGACCAATCCTGGCAGCCTGTTTCCGGTGGTGACAGGCTCCTCGATTGTCAAGCGCGAGAAGGTCGGACAACTCGAGGTCGAATATGCTGCGTCCTCGTCGACGAACATTGACGATCTCGTGGCGCTTGCCACGCCGGTCGTGACGGTCATCGAGGGGCTGCTCTGGCCGTTCCTCTGCCCGATCCTGCATGGGATACTCG